TATATTCTAGATGGCTAGATTCCCTTCTGAGTCACAATTCAACTCGAATTGCATACAGGCGCATACGGGATGCCATCGATAGTGACCTGCATAAATGCTCCAATAAAAAAGCCACCAGCAAATCTGCTGATGACTATCTGAGACTGAAAAAAGTCTTTCGACCTACCTCAAGTTTCTTTAAGTTTTTAAAGTAAATTACCATTTTGTGCTCTATTGTTAGATGACAATGCCAATAGAGTAGAAAAGATGGAATGGAAAGTGGTAGATGGAATCTTTCTAACGCCTGATAACCTGCAAATATTGAAAGTTACGGCCGAGGGTGATTTAAAGTTCTTGATATGGATTAAGTCTAACTTTGAAGTCCCCCTAAACTGCATGCTTACGCCAGTCATCGACGGATATATAGCCAACCATGACAAGGGCCATTTTGTAGCGATTCAGAAAGCAGTGCCATACAGCCTGAGCGAGTGGGAGATTGTAAAAATGGCACAACATTCATCCCATTCAGTTCATATTGATGGGGTTACCTCAGACCATTAAGGTGTACTTTGTTTGGCTAAATACTCTATGTAGCCTTGAAGATACTCTATTACTTCGTTGTCTTTGATAATGCTTGCTCTGAGATCGAGAACAGTTTGTCCACCTGTAGGAGTGAGGTCGATTTGTACTGTATCGCCCAGGCTGCTGGTGCCGGAAGTGCTGTTCCCGACGAGTTGGCAGGTGGCAAGGTTTGCTGCGGCGATTCGCACCCGGCGAGTACCAGCAGCAATATCAGCACGCAACTTCTCATTCTTAGCCAGTTCATCTGTCATTTCCTTCGTGTGCTTCGCATCCAGCGCCTGAAATGCTATCAGGGCCCCTTCGGTGCGCTTCTTCTGGTTGGTCAGGTCAATCACGGCCTGATCGCTTTGTTTCTTCAGCTCTGCGGTGTGGGCTTCGTTCAGTCTGGAAACATCAGCATCCCAGCGTAGCCCTTCAACCCACCACGTGAGAGCAATTCCAGCCACGAAGGCCAGTGCAATCGGCAAACTGTTATTCATCCAGCCCCCAGCAAGTCAGCTCGCTTTCCTGATCACGCCTGATGACCTGGCCAGCGCAGTTGTTCGCCCGAATTCGGCAATCTTTCCCGCCATCCCATATCCAGCGCTTAATTTCGGCGCATGCACCAAGTCGGTCGCCAGCATTAATTTTGCGATAGAAGGTCGACGAGAAGCATTTACTGGGACCGATATTCCACGGGCAGAACGAGGCGATCCCGACCTTCTGCGGCGGCGTCAGTGGTACATGAATATTTTTATCAACCCAGGCCAGCGCTTTGGCCTGCTCTGCTCTATCGATGGCATCACACTGCGTACGCGTCAATTTCATATCTTTAAATACAGGCTTCCCGTTCACATAAGTCACGCCGCCGCAGATAGTCCAGACGCCGCCCTGATCCTGATAAGCAATCAGGCTGGTGCCTTCTTTCTCTTTTTGGAACTGTTCCATCAGCACTGGTGCGCTTGATCCAGCAGCAATCAGCGCCAGCATGGCGGCACTGAGTTTCGTTTTAAGGTTTGCCACTTCAGACCTCGCTGGTTTTCTGCGCGAGCTCATTAACAACCTGGGCGGTTGCAGATGGATTTTTTGCATCCACCTTGTCGGCGATTTCTTGAAGAATCCGGGTGCGCTTCATCTGTTCGCGACGATTCAGGAAGTACGTTAAAGCAGTAAAGAGCGCCCCGATCAGCACGCCAGCGATAAAGCCCCAATCCTGAAGGGATAAGCTTGCAAAGAAGGCCGTAATTCCAGCACCACCATATGTAGCGTTACTGTATTTTTCGTCCATTTTCATAGTCTCCCCCTCCGGTCAGCCGGTTGGGTGCGTAGTAGTGGGGTATTTAGCTGCTCAGTCCGTTTGCGAAAGGATGAGTTGTTAGCTGATTGACTGGCCGCCAAAACGAGAAAAGGCCACCAAATTGGCAGCCTCAAAAACGCAAAAACCCGCACATTGGCGGGTTCAAATAACTTCTGTAATTAAAGATGTAATGCCTGCCCCACCCGGCGCTTATCTCCGGCACTCATAATGGCTTAGCTCTTGAAGGGGCGAGGTCATAATCTCAGATTAATCCCGATGACATTTAACAATTTTTGCTCATTTGATTATTCTTCAGCCAGTAAAACACCACATTGTGATCCAGACCCAGAAATTTACGGATCGCGTTGTAAGCGCCCCTCAAGCTGAAATGGGTACAAACCAAACCCCAGACTATGCTGGGGTCGTAACGTATTATGAGGTATTCGACTGTGCAGGGAATATTTCTCCGAAAGTCTGTTTATACCGTTCCTCTTCAAGTTCCACGCCAAGCGCGAAACGGCCCAGCTTGATTGCTTCTTTTATCGTGGAACCTGATCCCATGAAAAAATCAGCAACTACATCACCCGGCCTGCTACTGGCGCTGATGATATCTCTCATCATCTCGGCTGGCTTTTCGCACGGATGTTTGCCTGGATAATACGGAACTGACTTATAGGTCCATACATCAGTAAATGGCACAAGACTCGTAACAGCGAACGGGCGTCGGAGCCGTTTTAATTCATCCACCAGCTCCGCATAGTGTCGAGATAATGAATCATATTCCTTTACCAACTGATGGTGAGGAAGTTCCAGTTCTTGGCGGCCATGTTTTTCGCGCCCAACGCGCTCAAATAAACACTGCAACGCTAAGTAGTCTTTCTCGCTCGGTAATTGCCACTGGCTTTCACTAAACCAATGAGAAGCCATTTGTTTGCCGGTTGCCTGATGAATCTCTTTCGCTGTGATCCCTAAAGCTTTACGGGCATTGCTGAAATACTCCACCAGAGGCTTGAGCGTGTTTTTGCGTTGCTCCTGGCACTCGATTGAATAGCTGGAGGACTTCCCTCTATACGGACCACGGTAATGCTCAGCGAAGAGGATCCGCTCAGTGGCTGGGAAGTACGACCTCAAGTCTTCTTTGTGCTGTCTGTTCCAAGGCCCAGAAGGTTTGGCCCAGATGATGTGGTTCAGAATTTTAAACCTCTCACGCATCAGTAACTCAGTGTCAGCAGCTAAACGCGAACCGCAAAAAACATACAGGCTGCCCGATGGTTTCAATACCCGCCAGAACTCCGTAAATACCTCATCCAGCCAGGCAAGGTACGCTGATTCATCTGGCCACTGATTATCCCACTTACACGATTTAACCCGAAAATACGGAGGATCCGTTGCTATCAGATCAATGCAGTCATCAGGTAAGGTTTTGATGTATTGGAGTGAGTCAGCACAAATAATATTTATACTGTTTAAATCTACAGTTGTTTTCATAGATCAGAGACGCCCTTTTTGATAGGCTCCATTTGCTGTGTGCACATCAGCAATGGGCCTCGGTTCGCTCGTGACCAACTAACGGGCGAATGGCGTGCACGATGTTATCAGCATCATGTACGCCGCCCATTCCACAAACAATTAAGCCCTGGCATATGCCGGGGCTTTTCATTAATTGATACCACTTCTCTCTGTGAGGTGTCCTCACAATCGAATTGAGGATGTAAAAAAGGCCGCCCATAGGCAGCCCGTTAGAATATTCATTTTGACTATTTAACAATGCCGAACAGTTTTGCCCACTCTTCTATCTGGGATCGATATATGAATTGAACAGACTGTAGGGAGTAGGCACCCTCGCCTTCTACAAGTTGTGCAAGGCAAGGGAATTCTTTGGGTGCCTGACGTAGGATTTCTCTTTCAAGCTCGTCAGGTCCGAAAACCGAAGGAAACTCCTCATCCAAATGAAGGTAGTCATTATGCATCCATTCTCGATACTCAAATTCGTTAGTTAGTAGCTTCATGCTGATAGTCTCACGTGATGTTTTACATAAGATAGCAGGCATCCAGCAAACGAACGATGGTGATGGCTATTTTTTACTTCCCCGCGAGATTTACTAAAGCAAGATTCAAGCGTACATTTTCATTTGCAGATATATCAAGAGTTCTCCTAAAGGAAATCCTTGCTTTATTCTATTGAATTCAAATCATTTTAAAGAGGATGATTCAATGCATATTGAGACTGTTCTGGATAAGTTTAGCTGCTCCATTTGTCGATGCGAATTTCTCATTTACCCAAATGACTTTAATCTGGAAGCTAACTTCGCTGACGTTAGTTGTGCATCATGCGGCCGTGAAGTCACCAAAAGCGAACTTGTCGAGCTATTGCAAACTGGTGATTCTAAACAGCCTAAGAAACTCATTACTACCATGCTGAAGTAGTATCACCGACATTATTGCTTTAGGTGTTGAGGGTATAAAAAAGGCCGCGAATCGGCAGTTTCTAGAAAGTGTTTTATAGTGACGGCACTACTCAATAAGGACATGTATATGAAAAATAAAATCTTCGTTGTCTTAATGCTCACCGGCATGCTCACCAGCTTTTCAGGACTTGCGGAACTCTTGCAGTGCAGTATCAACGTCGGCAATCTCTCCGATTGCCAGCCATATCCATCAACGAAAAATGCCCCTCTACTCAGAAGCGATGGAAAGGTTTCTTTATGCGAGATTAATAGCGGACAGGTTGGCTCATGCTCATCAAATTATGACGGTGAAATAGTCATCAAGAGAGGTAGTGGTTACTCTGAATGCAATGTTGAGTATGGCGAACTGAAAGGCTGCACTCCTCCTGTTTATTCTGGCTCAGCGATTATTGATACTAGCCAGGAATAAGGGTAAAGCTTTTCGGTAAGGGCATTAACCCCTTTGACTGGCCGGAAATGTCCCAGCTTACCAAGCCGATGCTTTTACCTGATGTACAGAAACGAAAAAGCCCCGCATTTCTGCAGGGCTCTCAAAGCTTTTCTAGGCGCTCATCTACACAAACGCCCATGATTGAGATAAATTACGCCAAGTTCGGACAAAATGCAAGAGTTGGGGCTGAAATGGCGTAAATAGAACAAATCTTAGTTTAAGAAGACGTTATTCATATTTCTAGGTTCGGGCTGCTTATCAGCGAACACCTTTGCCACCAGGGCGAGAGTCCTCTGATCTTCCACCGCAACGTGAACCATCTGATGCAGTATCGTTATCATGCTGACAGCTGCCAGCAAAAGCCTGAACGGAAGTACCGAGAGAAAGGGTTACCAGAAGCATTGCGAATATTTTTTTCATGTAATACCTGTGTGTAGTTAAGGCCACAAATGTGGCTCATCAAAAGTATTCTCTTAAGTTAAATTTTACCAGTGAATAATCATCTTAAGCTGGATGTCACAGACACAAAAAAGCCCGCATTGCGGGCTCAAATCTTCTCTTCTAACCCTGCCTGTTTCAGTATCCCATTGGCTGTATTTCTTGAAACCACTGTGACCGGCACGGAAAAGGTTTTGTTCGTAATGGGGCTATACCAAATTGAGAAAATTTTCATTAGCTATGTGGGGCTTACAAAATGCTCATTTGCTGGTGATTCTTTGGAATACAGCATTAGCGTGATTCTCTTCCTGCTCACATTTGGTCACCAGCGACTCATATAGCGGTCGCCAATTTCGATTCCATGTTCTTTCCTGCAGGTCAGGCAGCAGCGCTACAATCGCTTTGTAGGCCGTTGTGCCTGGTGTCCGTTTGAATCCCCTGCCCGCGCACCGCTCACAAGTCTTATCGACCGGAACGCCGAGAAGGTTTGATTTCTCCAGGTCACGCACGCGGCCGGTGCCATTACAGCGGCAACGATTTGAGATGGTCCCCTTCCCCTTGCACGGCTGGCATATGACATCAACTATCTCTTCACCTTCCGTTTTGGACTTCATTTCATTGTGGTAAAGCAGGCCTAAATTGCCCGGTAGCGCATCAAGATATTCCCGGCGGTCGATTGCCAAATGATTTCTGAAGGTTCTCTTCTCTCTCAAAAAGCCGGTGCCAGAGCAGCACGGACAATCAGAAGTGGCCGCCGCCGACCGCGCATAATCTTCAAACGCCATTTTTGCCATAATGCGTAGGCATTCAGCCATGCGCCTCCCTGCGACTTTGCCGATATGCTTCGGTGCGTGCTGTTTGGCGTACTGCGTCAGCATGCCGACCGCTATCATTCTATCTTGCTGGCTGATACCGGCTTTTGCCAGGAACAGGCGCAGGCCGAATTCCGCGTCACTTTGTGTCATCCCCAGCGCCGCCATAATATCGGTGATGTTAAGTGCGTCGCTGGCCGTCGCGCGGGAACTGTCGCTGATGGATAAGCCTTTTGGGGAAAAATGCTTCAAAATCGTTTCAAGGTTCATGCTGACTCCACACTTATTTTTGCTTGGCGGTAGCGATAACACCAGTTGCTAGCGCGCGGTCTAATGTCTTCAATACCAGAAATTCCTGAGTACCGTGTTCTGATTCCCAAGCCTGGGTGTCCGCATGAAGTGAGTCGTGACACCGTCTGCACAGCGGGATCACGAACATGTCATGCGTTTTTGTTGCCATTCCACCAAATCCATTGCCGGTGATGTGGTGCGGATCATCGGACCCGTTACCACAGGCACAGCACGGCTGGCGCTTTACCCATTGAGTGTATTTCGTGTTTTCGTACCGGCGGCGCTTCGGGCGAAGCATG